CGTTTTGACCTGCGAGAACATGACGGAGATTCAGAGACCAATCTTCGTGAATGATTGGAATTGGAACTCCGATTTCATCGAAGGTAAGACGATCATCATCACCCCGAGTAAGTCCGTCCATGCTGACGGACGCTTCGGTGAGATCACCGACGCGCTCATACATGCTCAGAATAACTCCGAGACCTCCGAGGTTGACCGTCAATCCTTTCGATTGAAGATCTTTGATACCATTCAGACGAAGGCGAGAAAGCTCGACGAGCTTTCTGTCATACATCTTGTGGTCTTCATGGCGGAGGGTGGTCGAAGCATTGTTAACAAGCTGGTTGTTGACAAGAACTGGACCGCCTTGGTTTTGCGACGCCGAAGCGACTAGTTTTGCGAATTCTTTCGGTTTCATGGATTAGACGATTTCAGTGTTGATGAAAGCTTCAGTAGCACCGGCAGAATTGTCGATTGCTTCAAGAGCTTCCGCGACAGGATTGCCATCGGTAAGTTTGCTGACTGTTCCGTCACCTTTCAGTTCGAGTTGGTCTCCGCGGACAATTGCAGCACCAGCTGCAGCGATACGGAGTTGAGCACGGTCGCCAGACTTGAGAGCTGTGAAATACACATTCTCTCCGACAGCATACGCGTCTTCAATTCCCTTACCAGTGAAGATGTCCGCCGTTGCGACGCGCATCACAGTTTTCTTCTTCGCGACCGATTGAGGTTTTACCCCACCGGCAGGAACAAGTTCGACAACGTGTCCTGGTTTCAGGACCGCCGTTGCTTTATCCTCAGATTGATGAGAATACTCACCGCGAAGGATGATTTTTTCTGAACGTGGTTTCATTGTTTCGTTTGTTTGTGGTTAGTCTTTCTTGACCATCTCTGCGAACACATCGATTGGCTCGTAAGCTTCATCTTCGTTGGTCGTAGGACTGTGTTGCGAAGAACCGGTAGCGAGAGAGCGATTAGCTCCGGCAGGCATTGCGGTGGCGAGAGATTCGATAGCATCCGAATCCATGTTGGCGATCACATCTTCAGAGAGATTCGGGTAGCCTTTCTTGATGCGCTCACGCAAGTCTTTGATGCGGTTACCTTCATTCGCTTTAAAGCGGTCGAGGATGGCACGATCTTCAGGAGAAAGAAGATCATGGGAATTGGAAACATCTTCCGCATCAGCTGCGATAGGAGGTTTCAATTGGCAGTTGGCCACGACCTTGTTGAGGAGACTTACGTCCATTCCTTCAAGGGCAGTCTTCTCTTCAGCGGTGATTTCAACTGCACCATTTGCAATGAGGGCTGCGACGAGATCTACTGTAGTAGTATTTGGTTTCATGTTTTGTTTGGTTGTATTGGCAGTAATCGCAACGTATTCTGTTTGAACAAAGACTTGAGTGTCTTCGCCCAAAAACAAAACCTCGCCGGTCTCACTGTCAATGGTGTAGTTCCGCTTGAAGAGCTTATCAGAAAGCTCGTAGACGAAGTGGTTGTCGAACACATCAAGAATGTATGGCCAAGGATCTTCACCGGAAATTTCGATGAGCTTTCCTCTAAGCCGTTGTCTGATGTCATCGTGGCTGATTTCGTTTGATTTCAGTCCTAAAAATGTTTTGAATTTGTCCCAGAATTTTTCGTTGGTCTTCACAGCAGGTTTGTTTTTGCAAGTGCAGGCTTTCGTTCCTCCACAGTTTGTTCGCATTGCTCCACAACCGTCATCCACTGAGCAAGCTCCTACCGAGTTTGGCAGAATGGCAAGATGATCAGGACGAATACCAACTGCACGAGCAGCATACGACTTACCATTGAACTCTCCGGCTTCGACGATCGAATGACTGAAAAGTCCTGTAGAGACTTCCATCATCGTTCCATTCTCAAGAGCTTCAACAATTTCAGAGAATCCTAGGTTGTTCGCTTTGATGATGTTGATCCAAATTTCACCTTTAAGTGAAGCTGAAGCAGCATCAAAGCTCACATTGTAAAGGCGGCCAATGTTCGAGGTTTCCTCAAACTCAGTAGAGTTGGCTGAAACTGCAACTCCGCCTTTAAAAGGGTGATCTACAGGAACAGGAACTCCATTCCAGGCTAGCGAGAAGGTTTGAATCTCTTCTGCAGTGTAAAGAAGGTTGTTGAGAACTCCTTCGCGAAGAGCCACTACAGGAACTACCAAATGTTCTTGGTTGTTCAGCATTTTCCGCTCCGCCGTGGCTAGCATAGAAGCATTCACGGTGAATTGCATTGAGGGAAGCATGTTCATGATCTAGCACAGCCTAGACAGTTCGTAAATTCTAAAATGAAACTTTATTCAGACGTCGAAATACAGAGAAATTGCACACCGGCAATTTGGCTCACCTAGAAGTCTTTGAGCTACGCCTTTTTTGTAAATCTTTCCGTGCCTGTCATGGTGAGTTGGGCGTTCTCTTCCATCGAGGGCAGTGATCCACTCGTATTGCTCTTTGATTCCTGTCTCAGAAGCAATCAACTCTCCTTCACGAATAGCTGCGGTGTTGTGGCTTTGAACAATCTCAGTTCGTGCGATCAGCTTAGCTCGAGTCTTTCCAATTTTGTCGACACGATCTTCAAGTCTTTTGGCAATCACTTTGACGCCTTCACCATTGATCATTCCTGCTGCAAGCTCTCGACTCATCTGAGTGGCCATCACATCAGTGACTCCTTTCAAATCTTGGTAAGATCTTGTGTAGATCAGCTCAGCTCGTTCAGCATGGAAAGGATTTGCGAGAGGAGAATAGTCTGCAATTTTTGCGAGAGCAGGAATTCCTTTCTCTGCAGCAAGGCGAGTTTTTAAGGCTCCTCGGTTGTAGCCCTCTGCGATTGATTTATTTAACCAGTGGTCTTGAATTTCTCCGCCTCCTTCTATGAAAAGAATCTCAGCATCGACTTGCTCTCTGAACCACTGGTCGAAGTCTTTGATCTTGTCAGCTTCACGAACAAAAATGAATCGGCCATCAGTAATTCCTTCTGCATTCGTGATCAACCCTTCAGCTTCTTTGAGAGTCAAACGAATGACTCTCTTGAGCTCATTGAACCGTTTGTCGATTTGTCTTGAAGCCCTTGTCCGAATGGTGAGAGTCTTTGTAGGATCGTTCGCCATTATTTCTTAGGAACTTCTTGTTTTTTCTGTTCCTGCTCAGCAATCTTGTTTTGCTCATCAATTTCACGATCCTCATCGTCTTGCATCTTCTTGATGTCAGCCTCACGGTATTCTTCACCTAGAATCTCTTCAACGAATTGCCCAGGTGTAATGATCATGTCAGCGCCGATCGAATTGGCATAAGTCGAGAGAGCTTGAGATTTCTTCAATGCTACTTCAGCTTTCTCCTGCTCTCCGAGGGTGATCAACTCAGGCCATTCAACCGTCCAATCTTTGATGTCCTTCAGAGCACCTAGCTCAATGAACTTATCAATGATTTGACGAAGAATGCAGGGCTCACAGAACATGGTGCGTCTTTCATCAACACGAGAAGCCCAGTTGTCTTGGTCCTGAGAAGATGCAAGCTCTCCTCGTTCTGAGCCTACGAGAATCCGCTTTGGAATTCCTGTTGTTCCTGAAATCAGGTCGAGAAGAATTGACACATGGTCTTTCGGCGAGCTGATTGCCTGGTCGAGAGTTTTGATGTCCATGCCCTGAGTCCGAATGACTCGAGTAAGCTTGTGGATGTAGTCGTCAATTTGTTCCTTGAGTTCCTTCTTGTCTACAATATCGACGTCTTTATCAGCATTGACATTTAGGCCTCCACGAGAATTCATCCACCAGACTTCGGCACTTCCTCCTGATACCTTCTCAAGATCTTCGAGCTTGTTGTAGACCGACTCAAGAATCGATGAGCCATAAATGTCATTGTCGAGAAGCCTCTCAGCGATGTGAATGCACCGGCTAGCATGAACCTCAATCACCTGACTGGAGGTTTCACCATTTGCGGTGTCAACTGTGAGAGAGTAGATTTCAGGCTTACCATATCTCTCATTGGTGACGTCAGTGACGAAGGTTTTGATTTCAGCATTCGACTCTCCGAAGGGCATGAGATACGTCGGAACACCTGTCGTAGCCGGCTGTTTGAGATCTTTCTGGTTGTCAGCGATTCCAATAAACAGGACTGAGAACCTTCCTAGCTGGGCGAGAACATCAGCACGGTGAATGTAGTGCCACAAGTTGAGATCCTTGGCAAGAACTTTGAATTGCTTTTCAAAATCGGTGTCGTCTTGTTGCTCTTCGTCTTCAATCAGAAGTGGAGGATTTGACCATACTGCGTCAGGGTAAGCAGTGACGATACGAGTAGCAATGTTTCCTCGTTTGTGCTGATACATGAAATCGTCTGGTGTCAACTCTTTCTTGTAGCCAAAGATTTCATTGAGATCACGCTTACCTCCGTGAGTCTTTCCACCATCGAATTTTAAGCGGCTGAGAAGGAGGCTGTTCGCCTTCATCAACTCTGAGATTTGCTCGTCCATTGCATTCTCTTTATCAAGATTGGCCGACTAGTAAACTACCAAGTGCCGCCTTTCTTCTTGGCCGGTCGTAGAGCAATGTCAATTGCATCGAGTGTAGGATCGATTTGGTCGTCGTTGGCATGAGTCATGAGAGGAGTAAACTTAGCGAATTCATTCTTGAAGTCGCTCGTGAACTCAGCATCCTCAGGAATAAATACTCTGCCAGAGGCGATGTAAGGTATCATGTCCATCGAGCGACTTACCTTGTCTCGGTTTCGTTCGATAGGAAATATCGGAATTGGAGGGTCTACAAGTGCTTTCAAGTCTTGGATCAAACCGCTGCCACTCGACTTCTTCTCGACGTGCATTGCTCTGAGTCGGTTGTTCGTCATCGCCTGGCCTGTTCCGTAATGCTTGATCCAGAATTCTTTCGCTGTTCTTCTCAGTTCAGGCGACTCCCACTTTCCTCTGACCTGATCCAAGAGGTAAAGGTTTCCTTCCTTGACGCCCCAGCATTGAAAGACTGAGAAGTCATTGTGCTCTTTGATTTCCTGAGCTGTGTCGCCTGTGATGAATCGATACTCTGGAATGACCGTTCCAAGCTTGTAGTATTTCCACCATTTGTCTTTGAATAGGGCCCCTCCTAGAGGAACAGGGTTCTGGTCGTATTGAGAAGCTGTATTGTATGGATCGCAATCTCGCATCGTGATGATGTCATCCTGGCTTTTTTTGTAGGGCCATAGAGGACCTGGAAGAAGATCGTATTCAATAGGAATTCCGTGAGTGTATTCCTTAGGATATTCCTTCTCGTCCATTGGATCAGGTATCTCGAAAGGCAAACAAAGATGATGCCACTTCTCACCTGTTCCTCCTTTCAGAAGAAAGCCTGTCGGATCGTCTTCGTGAATTCGCTGCATGATTATGATGATCGGCACTTTATCATGAGCGAGTCGAGACTTGAATGTTCCATTAAATCTCTCATTGACGGCGTTTCGTTTCGTCTCTGAGTAGGCATCGTCAGGTTTCAGCGGATCATCGATGATGAATGCGCCTGAGAATCCTTCGACCATTCGCCCTGCTCTGAAGCCAGTAATCGCTCCTCCGGCGCTTACGGCATACATTCCTCCGCCTGACGTATTGAACCAATACTTCTTTGCGGATGAGTCTCTACGTAGCTTAGAGCTCTTCGGCCAAAGCTCTTCATACTCTTCAAGCTTCATCACATCACGGACTGAAGAAGAGTTTGTCGAAGCGAGTTGATCTGAATATGAGACGTGGATGTATTTACTTGCTGGATGCTTTGCTAGCCCACGAGAAATGAAGTTGATCACCGCCATTTCGGTTTTCGTGTAACCCGGAGGAACGTTGATGATGAGCCTCGTGATTTCTCCAGTGAAAACTCGTTCAAGAGTTTCAGCCATCAGGTCGTGGTGAGGAGACGTTTTGAATTTATTGCCGTCTCGTTTGTTCAGGAAGTATTGTGTGAAAGCAAGATGGTCAGACTGCAAATGCATCTTGAGCATCGTCTGACGTTCCTGCTCTTCTCTGATGTAATCATCAAAAGATTGTTCCTGATTAAGCTTAGGCATAATCTTTCTTGAAACGTTTTTTGAACTCCTTGATTTCTGCGTCGCTGATCGGCTGTTGCTTGATTTCTTCTGGATCTACATCACTCGCTTTGTTGTTCGGATCCATGCCTAAAAATGTAGCTAGGCTTTTCAGTGCCCCTAGCCTAGTCGAACCTTCACGAGCGGTATTGGCTTCCTCCCAAAGTTTGTTCATGATGAGAGTTCTCTCAGCAATGATTCCTTCTTGGCCATAAATCAGATTGCTCAAAGCCAAATGAACTCGAGGGTAGTCAAGAAATCTCTGAGATTCTTCTTTTGCCTGAATAATGTTGCGTGCCCATCCGAGTCTCATCAGCGCGTGAACTGCGTTGAAGTCCTTTGTGTATTCTTTCGCAAAAATATCTGCTCGCTTCTGGTTTAGAGGAATTTTCTTGCCTAACGCAGGAGAATTCATTTCTCCGGTGTCGGTAACTCTGGGCCTCTGCTTACGAGGCGGCTTTTTCTTTTGTCCCTCAACCATCTGTGACGACACCTAAACTGCCCTAACATGGTTGTAAATGGAAAATAGGAACCTTCTAAATACGCCGCGTGGTTGCCGCTCTCAATGTGCTGAGTTTCTGAGAGCCTGATCAAAAGTAAATTTCAAGTATTTTCCAGGTCGAAATTCGACTAGCTCTCCGTCATGTGATTTCTCCACGAATGACTGCCGAATGCTGGAATTCTGATGGGCTTAAATGTTTTCGTAGTTGTGAGCCTCTTGTCGTTTTAGTCTGGCTGTATGGCTTAGATCTTTGCCACCAGACAGACCTAACCGGGGTTATATGCAATTAAACTAAAAAAAATCGAACATAGCTATGTTAAATTTATTTCTTACCCCTAAGGGTAGATGGTAAGTAGTCTGTCTGGTAGAGTTTTGGTATTTTAAATGACAGATAGACAGACTAGAATACGAGGCCCTTAAATCGTTCTTAGAAATTGTATCAGGTTTCATTGTTTCTTATCTGCTTCAGACGCTCATTTTTAGATCTTTTTCACACTCGCTAGGAGGCCCTCGAGTTTTGGTCTGACTGTCAGACCCAAAGGCTAGGAGCAGTCTGGCTTAGCATTTATGCGAAAACAGCGCTACCAGACAGCCAGACTAGAAAGCACCCGCCTTAAACCCTGGAGATTATCGCTCAAAAAGCCAGACTGACTGACACAGCAAACTACATTCTTGAAACTCACAAAACTCCATGTTTTACGAGTAGAACAAAGAAAATGTTTACTAAAAAATGATTTTAACCTAGAACGTCGTGATGCCTAAACTACTTAGCCAGACCTATTTTGGAGGTGATGCTTCCAATCTAGGAGTTGTTCGAAAACTCGATTCGAGAAATTTCAAAGAACTCATTGAGTCATATTTCAACGTTGCTTCGGTTCTAAATGTCACCAGAAAAGAGTTCGAAGACTCAGATAAGAAGACTAGGAACGAACTTAAGAAAGCCCCATACATCACGCCTTGCTCGTTCACTTCTAGTCCTTCGAAACGGCTATATGAAAATGCCACGACGATCAGCTTAATATGCCACGACG